ACACATTTCATTTATATTAACTGCGAAGCAGTTTAAATATTATCTAGATTGTTCAGTCACACTTAGCCCTTGCGGGCTAAAGTTTGGACATTATCTGAGTTGAACATGTCACTTAGCGTTTGCACTACAAGTATTTCTACTAGCTTAGGCGGTCATCCGGTACCTAATCGTGCAGTCTTTTGACGGCGGTGTGCAAATATACGCTAACATACGGGCACACGTAGGGTATTTCTCCCTTCTTTTAGCCTTGTTTATAATCTTTTCAAACAGCAAAACCAGTTGTATGTAGGCATATCTGATCCACGTCCTGTAAAGGATAGTTGCTGAGTACTCTTAACGGCGAGAGATTTCCTTACCCCGAGACATCACCAGGGACTTGGGCGCACGAAGTTAGCCTGCGCTGAGCGTTAACCGTTTAGTTGTCGGCCTTTGATGTGCGAACCGTGTACACGAACCTGTATGTGACCGTTGTAGTAGTCGTCACTTTCCAGTACTCGTCGTGTAAATTGTTCACGAGCCTCTATGTATGAGCATTCAGCCTTGCTTGTGCAGTAGTAAAGTATTTCTCTGTGGAAATTTTCTGCGCCTAATTGTTCTACGTCTTTGTTTAATTGGTCGTTTGAGCCATAGTATTCACGCCAGTCAGAGTCAATTTTAGATCTAATCTTCTTTTTCTTCTTGTTGCCGTTTTTGAGTTTTACTGTTTTATATGTGGTTTTACTAAACTTTGCTAGTTTTTTGCCTATATATTTGCGACCAGTGATGTTATTAGTGATGCAGTAGACGAATCCAATATACTCTTCGGATATGGTTTCGACTAGTGATTCTTGATAATACCATGACATCAACTAGTTAGTGTCGTTGGAGCCTGCCTTGTCTTGTTTTTGAATACGCCTGCGGGCCTTTTCTTCTGCCATTTCTATATTTCTAAGCCTACGCCAGTCCATGATCACTGCTCGTCGCTGATCACAGAGTTTTTTAATTTCAAGTAGCCAGTGTCTGGTGTCCATACCGGCTCTTTTGGTCCCCTCGTTTAACCAACGTTGATTGGCTTCGAAGTACTGCCTAAATGCCTTGAGCAATTCTGCATGTATGTCTTCGTCCTTAGGGAGCATACTCAATCGGAAATCTCCAAGTCTGTAGCATAGGATGTAAAGCCATTTTCCTTAATGACCTTGAGCACATTGCTAACCCGCCCAATTAGTTCATCCTTGTGACTGATTAAGTAGATGTTCTTGCGCCTTTCTCGGCCCATCTTCTTAAGCACAGCCAGTGCGTTCTCAACACCTGACGCATCAAGTCCGTTGTCAATAAGCTCGTCAATAAACAACAAGTTGATCTGTTGATACAATGACTCCCAGACATCACGGAATGCCCACGACAATCCTAAGATAAGTCTATTGCGCTCACCTCTAGACAGGTTATCAAAGTCTAGATCCTGTCCCAGCTGGGTGATCTCAACAGTAAGATCGTTTTGGAATGATACTGTATGCGGCAAGCCCATCTTATCTAGATAGTAGGTAAGTCTATTATTCAAGTAGGCCAAGTTTTGATCAATAATCTTCTTACGGATAAAGCTGTCCTTACTGGTCAACAATTTTAGCAAGAATTCTTGATGATCCTTGACATTGGTCAGTTCGTTGACGTTATCCCAAGAAATTTCCTGTAGCGCAGTAGCAGTCAACTCGTCAATTTGTTCTTGATAAGGATCAACTTCCCCTGCTTTGACAGTCAGCTGTGTTTCTAAGGTAGTTAAATTGTTCTGATGCTTGAGTGCTTCTTCTACAGTTTCGTAATAAGTGTTGGGCTTGATCAGTTCTGTATTAGTACCTAGATCATCTGTGATCTTCTTAAGATCTGCGGCAACCTTGTCTGCATACTTTTGTGCTTCTGCTAGGTGTTGCGTAGCAGTGGCACTCATTTCTTCGTGCTTGTGATCATGCAGATCCTGCTCGCAAGCATGGCATTTTTTACCTGCTAAGGCGGCAAGCTCGCTCGCGTATTTTTTTACGCTTCGCTCCGCTTGCGCTGTCGCGCTTTCTAGCGTTGCTCGTTCTTTGTTAAGGCTTTTGATACGAGCGGCATGTTCTAAATACTGTTTAAGTTGAGCATGTGCTTCTAACTCTGCGGTAATATCTACATTTTCAAGTTCAATAATAGCTCTGCCAATCTTTTCTATCTCAGTGTCGTGCTGATTATTCCAAGCACGTTGCTTAGATTTTAATGCATCGATACTCTGCTGAATCTTTTCGTTAGACTTTTTAGTAGCTTCGATGTTTGCAGACTCTTGCGTAATAGAATCTTTAGTAGTTTTAATTAATTCTCTCAGCTTTTCAGCTTTTTCACTAAGCAATGTAATGCCCAGTAGTTGTTCAATGATCACTCTTTGATCATTTGATTTCATACTAAGGAACGGCTCACTATAAGTGTTTAAGGCTACTAAATGCTTGAACATTTCGTGACTCATGCCCAACAAATCGTCTAGATCTTTTTGTGTTTCTCGCATGTCACCTTGGCTATTGTCCTCTGATTCGTCGGACTCTTGCTCTTCGTCGTTGACATAAAACTTAAGAACGTTGGGCTTACGACCGCGTTCAATGCGATAAGTTACTGAATCTTTTTCAAAAGACAGTGTAACCAACATGTTTTTATTGTTGATCTTGTTAATTAAGTTGTCTTTCTTAATATTAGTTAGAGCTTGACCGTATAGTGCATAGCTTAAAGCATTGATAATAGTAGTTTTACCAGTGCCGTTACGAGCTCCACTATCGTCACCACCCATGTCTAGGTTTTCACCTAGTACTAGGGTCAATGTACCTTTGTCAAAGTCTACTGCTTGAGTCTGGTTGCCCACACTCATAAAGTTTTTAACAGTTAAGTCTTTAATTTTTATCATGTAATGTAGTTTATAGCTCGCTATAGATTTCTAATAGTTTATTTTTGTCAAACGTATCGCTTTCGATATTGATGATTTGATTTGATACAATCTGGTCAACTGATTCAAATGCCTGTACATCAATGTCTGTGCTAATCTCAACAGACTTCTTTTCAGCAATTAGAGTTAGTTCTCTAATATCGTAGTCGCTAATAAACTTTTCTTTAATAAAACTAGCTTCTTCGTAGCTAATGTCAATGTCTAATGTAACACGTAGATGCTGTTTAGGTAAGATCAACGTGTCAGCTTCGTCGATTAATTGACTTAGTTTGACTGTACGGAAGGTTGGCTGTCCTGGCCAGCTATGGTATTCGGGCTTACCACCCCATTCTAATATCATCATACCGCGCTCATCATCCCATGCATCTGCATAATTGTGCGGGAAAGCGTTGCCAATGTAAACCATATTGGACTTTTGCTGTCGTTTATGGAAGTGACCACTGAACCCTAGTTCGTATGCTTGGAATTGATCGAGTTGTATCTCTCCGTGATCGGGCATCTGTACCATAGCGTTCATAAAGAAGTTAGGCAATTCAAAGTGACCAAAGATATACTTGCCGCCTTTCTTGCCTACAGTCTTCCATTCATCCCCTACTAACCAAGGGCAAAGCGTAACATCTCCGATAGTTACTGGTTGATGAACAACAGTGATTCCGGGAATATACTTGCCAAACTCAACAGAGTGGATGTCCCGCTTGTCTTTGTAATATAAATCATGATTGCCAGGGAAGAAGTAAAATGCATCGAACGCCTGACCCAACTTTTCCAAGGCCCGCAGGCTATAGTCCATAGTAGTGATATTAAGACTATTACGATTGTGGTGCCAATCGCCCATAAAGATTCCAACATCGCACCCTTCCTCTTTTGCTTTTGCAATATACCAGTCTACAAAGTCCTCACAGTCTTGGTTATGTACCTGACTGTTAGACTTTAAACCAAAGTGGATGTCTGTAAAACAAGCCACTTTCTTAAACAAATTACTCATCTGTTGATCCTTCATAGCGTTTAACAGCAGCCGCGTGTTCACCTGCGCCTGTTCTACTATAACTTGGGTTCATTCCGTTCATTTCTAGAATATCATCTCGAATATTTTGATTGCGCTTTTCTATGTTGATGACTCTAACAAAACTGTTAGTAACGGCGGCAGTAAAATAAGCAAAAGGATTATCCGACTTACTCTCATCGAACTGTAAGCCAATCTGAGTAAGCTGTAAAATTGCTTGCCCTCGCATTTCATCGTTGTAAGTATATCCACGAACGTTACCTCTTGTAGCATATCTTTCGCATAGTTTAATCATCATACGAGCTAGTGTAGGTGTAATACAACCAGCATCTTTATCAAACGTGCCTGTTTCTAAATCACCTTTCCAATGACTCTTACCTACACAAACTAGTTCGTCTTTGTCATTAAACTTCCAATGCTGAAAAGGCGGAAAGTTTACTTTATCGTGACGATCTGCTGTGCTCTTTGGATTGCGCTTTCTAATACCATTAACCGGTATGTGATCATAGGTCATAATACGAAATACCACATCAGTTTTTGCAATTTTCTTATAGTCAACTTCGCAGTCTGCTTGTTTAACTTTTTCCCCTGCACTTTTTCTTGCTTGATATGCTTGCTCGCCCTGTCTTTTAGCACGATTTCGTTTAGCTTCGGCTATAGTACGAATATTAACTTTATCAACACTGGGGAGAATAAGGTCATATTGATGGTACTCTGGGCTAGTAAAACTACAATAAGAGCTCTTGCTTTTGTGTATTTCTGATAGCATATCCTTATTGTTTAGATAGTTAACTTTGGTTGTTGGTGTCATTAAATTGATCCTCTTTGGTACATTATAAACTACGTAGATAATTTTGTCAAATAAATACTAGCCAACGGAGAACATTATGGGGCTATTTGATAACGCTGCCGGTATCACATCTAAAATTGGTGCCGCACAACAGACATTTGGAGCACTGGGCGGTGCGAGTAGCGTAGCTACTAACCTAAGCACAGCACTTACAAAAGCTGGTACTGGTGACTTTTTGGGCGCAATACGAGCGGCAAACTTGCCAGCAGCCGGCGAATTAGTCGGAAATGTGATGTCTGCTGTATCTCTATTCAGTAGCGATAATAATAGTGCAGATTGGCGTGTAAGATTAAGTATGCCATCGTGGCCGTCGTTTGGATCTAGCCCAGCATTAAAACCGTTGAAAGAAGCTGGCGGTCTAGTATTTCCATATACGCCTACAATTAATATTGAATCTACGGCCAAGTATACTCCTGTAACCCCAATTCATTCAAACTATACCTTTCAAACTTATGAACATAGTAAGCCTGGCAATATAGTAATAACTGCGCCTATGTTTGTTGAAGATGCAAGTCAGGCGCTCTATTGGATAGCAATGGTTCATTATTTACGATCTATTTCTAAAATGTTTACAGGTCGTGATCCTATTGCAGGCAACCCTCCTCCTATTGTTTTATTAAACGGATATGGAAACTATGTGTTTAAAAATGTGCCTGTGGTAATAACTAAATTCAGTCTTCAACTAAAGAATGATACCGACTACATGGGAGTAGGTGTTGAAGGCAGTGCCGCAGGACAAATAACAGGACTTGCAGATAGTATAGGCGGACTTGCTGGACAGCTTGGCGGAGCATTCGGCGGAGCATTTGGCGGACAGCTTGGCACTATTGCTAACTCGGTTGGAAAAGTTGCAGGAGTAGTAGGTGATGTGTCAAGTCTGCTGGGAGGCTTTGGCATAGGCGGAACAGTTAGTGGAGGCACTACTTATGTTCCTATTAAGAGCGAGTTTCAAGTTACGCTAGAACCAGCATACAGCAGAAACAGTGCTAGAAACTTTAGTCTAACACAATTTGTTCAAGGCGGATACATGAACGGCACACCGGGATACATTTAATATGGCAACTTATACAGCAACCAGTCCATGGCACCTGACAAAAGTCAAACAAGACTATCTTGATGTTTTAAGCATTAGAACAATTAGCGCAGAAGCTGATGACTTTTTATATACAATAGAAGCACAGTATGCTAATCGCCCTGACTTGTTGTCTTACGATTTGTATGGAACACCAAACTTATGGTGGGTATTTGCTCAAAGAAACTTAGATACTATCGAAGATCCTATTTTTGATTTCAATACTGGAGTGCAAATTTACATTCCTAAGAGAAGTAGTCTATTTGCAATTTTAGGAATATAACATGTTTGACATTTCAAGAGCTACTAACGCAATCAACGCTACAAAAACAGTATTGCAGTCTGCAGGACCGGCAGCTGGATTATCTGGTGTTGTTAAAGGAGCGTTAGATGGTCTAGGCGGAATAGGCACTGCCATTAGTGGTGCTCTTAGTGCATTGACTAAAGGCTTGGCTACGCCTGCAAATGTAACGTTGCCTATGCCTAATGTACTACACAACTATGCAACTTACAATTATGTATTGAGCTTTGGTGTATTAGATGCGAATGAAGTAAACTTTCCAGATTCAACATACAGAGCCGGTATCAGTCCTCGATTAATTTTAAAAAGCGCAAACGCTGAGCCTAATAACAGAGTGCAAACTCCATACGGCAAGTTTGATTTCTTTATATCAGAATTATCATTTGAAGGTTTTGCCGGCAACAGTAGAAAGACTGGCAATACAAATGCAACTAACATACAATTTAAGGTAATAGAACCTTACAGTATGGGGTTGTTCATGCAGAGCTGCCAACAGGCAGCATTTGAAGCAGGTCACAAGAATTTTAGAGATGCTCCTTTTATCATTATAATTGAATTTAGAGGAAATACTCAAAGCGGCATACCTGAAAAAGTACCAGGAGCTACTAGATATTTGCCATTAAAGATCAGCAATATCTCTATGAATGTTACCGGTGCCGGCAGCACATATAGTGTCTCGGCGTTTGCTTTCAATGAGCAAGCATTAAGTAATCAAGTGGCCCAGGTCAAAACAGACGTAACTATCAAAGGCAAGACTGTGCAAGAAGTATTACAAACTGGTGAGTACAGTCTGCAAGCCGCGCTTAATAAACGGCAGTCTGATATGGTAGAAGCAGGCATCCTGCAAGTAGCTGATCAATATTTAATATTGTTTCCAAATGACATTGCCAGCAGTGCATCGGGATCATCAGGAAGCGGAGATACAGAAAACAATTCATCTGCTACAGGTACTCCTAGTGCCGGAGGATCTGTATTTGCAAAATTAGGAGTAGCGCAGAGTAAAATTAATGATACGTTTGTTCAAGGAGATGGCGAATGTAATGCCATTGGCAAAGCAAAGATGGGATTCGATCTTGATCGCCGCGGCACAGCACCTATGGCAGAAATGGATGAAGTGTGGGATTCTAAAAAAGGAATAATGAATCGATCTAAGCAATCAATTGATCCTGAAATGAGTGACATGAAATTTCCGCAAAACAGTGATATCAATAATGCAATTAATCAAGTAATAATAAACAGCGTTTTTGCCCCGAAGACACTAGATGCGGCAGCTTTGAAATCAGACGGCATGAGAGACTGGTGGAGAATTGATGTTCAAACATTTTTAATTGATGACGATTCTAATTTAACAACTACCGGGGTTAAACCTAAGTTATATGTCTATAGAGTAGTTCCTTATGAAGTTCATGCTAGTAGAGCTGCCCCTCCAAACGTAGCACCATCTTTTGAACAGTTAAAGTCGCAGGTAGTTAAAGAATACAACTATATCTATACAGGTAAAAATATTGATGTGATTAGATTTAATATTGAGTTTGCTAACGGGTTTCAGCAAATGATGCTAGCTGATGATGGCCGTAGAAATATAGATGTTAGAAAGAAGGAAGACGAAGCAGTTGGTCAAGAAGAAGACGGCTATGTAAAACAACCTAAAGGTGACGCACCCCCTGCACCCGGCCAAGGATTTCCAAGTCAGGCATCATATAGTAGAACGTCTACTCCGTCAGACGGCAAAGGTGGCGGCGGAACAGAAACTGCCGGCACTCGTGTTGCTAAATTATTTCATGATGCATTAATCAACGGTAAAGATTTAGTTAATTTAGATATGGATATTGTTGGAGACCCGTACTGGCTAACTAGCAGTGGTATGGGAAACTATACAGCACAATCTACCTTGTATAAAAATTTAAATTCTGAAGGTAGTGTTGATTATCAAAGTAGTGAAGTAGACGTGATAGTTAATTTTAAAACACCTATTGATATTAATCAAGCTACAGGTATGTACGATTTTGGCGGTGCTGTAACAGTTCAACAATTTAGCGGACTGTATAAAGTTACAACTATTAAGAATCTTTTTAGACAAGGGCAGTTTACTCAAACGCTAACCGGCTTCAGACGTTACGGACAAGAAAACCCAACACCAGTTGATGCAAGTCGATTAACAACAGCAACTGAAAACACTCCAGCACCTGATGAGTATTCTGATGAAGCTTCCGAGACCGAAGATTGGGAGTTAGGCGACGCAGATCAAGGTGACGAGGAATAATATGTCAGATCCAAGTAATGAAGCAAGGTCAGCACAAGACAAACCAACAGGCGATACTACTGGGTATCCGCAGTTGGCTAAAGTAGTAAGACATACAGACAATACCTACAACGGCATTCTTGATGTAGAAATTCTACGTTCATCGGGTAACGAACGGACTGGAACCCAAGTACAACAGGTTAAGATGATTAGTCCATTTTTTGGATATACCCCTCGTGACTTTGTAGGAGAAGAACCTGATTTTAATGCCACACAAAAGAGCTATGGTATGTGGATGGTACCGCCTGACGTAGGCACCATAGTTGTTGTGATTTTTATCAACGGTGACCCTAAGAACGGGTATTGGCTCGGTTCTATTATCGGACCTGATGTTAATTTTATGGTGCCAGGCATGGCTGCAACTAGTTTTGCTCTTGAGGACTCTAAGCTAACAGACAAGGAACGAGTTCCAACAGCAGAGCTTAACAAAAAGTTAAATGAAGCACCGATGGTTGACTCAACAAAGATACCAAAGCCTGCTCACCCAATCGAAGCTGCATTTAATCAGCAAGGATTGCTAGAAGACGATATTAGGGGTATTACTACCAGCTCAGCTCGTCGAGAAGTTCCTAGTATGGTGTTTGGTATAAGCACACCAGGACCATTAGACAAACAAGAAGGTGCACCTCGTAATAAAATTGGTCTAAGAAATAAAGAAGCACTAGTTCCGTCTAGCAGGCTTGGCGGCACAACGTTTGTTATGGATGACGGTGACGACAAATTTATTAGAAAGAAAACACCTTCGGAAGGACCTCCCGATTATCTCAGCGTTGAGCAAGAATCAGCGGATCAAATACCTGAAGCTGAAGTTACTATTCCTCATAATGAATTAATGAGATTTCGTACTAGAACGGGGCATCAAATTCTACTACACAACTCAGAAGATTTAATCTATATTGGGAATAGTCGCGGTACTGCTTGGATAGAATTATCTAGTGATGGTAAGATTGATATTTTTGCAGAAGACAGCATAAGCATTAGGACCAAGCAAGACTTTAATTTTTATGCAGATAGAGATATAAATTTTGAAGCTAAAAGAAATGTCAATTTAAAATCTGGAGCAAGATTTCAAACTGATGTTGGTAGCAACTACAATTTAGTAGTGCAAGGTAACGGCAAAATCACTACTACTGGTGCCTTAGATGTTAAAACAAGCGGATCAAATAAATTTACATCCGGCGGTGACACACATATTCTAGCAGCCAATACTGCAATAGACGGCGGCAATATTAATTTTAACTCTGGTGTTGCTTCGTCGGCAGCTGCCGCAACAAAACTAGCTACTCATAGTATTAAAGATATTGAATTAGATGAAGGCGCAGAAGTAGTTTCTTATAAACTAGCTGATACTCCTATAACCAGCATTTTAAAACGCATACCGACTCACGAACCATGGCCACATCACGAAAACTTAGATCCATTGGCTGTAAAGTTTGAAAAGACGGACAGAGAAGTTGCTGCCGCAATTCCAGAACCAGAGTGGTATAAAAAATATACCACTATAACAGATACATTTGCTAAGATAGCAGGCGAGGAAGAAGAACCGCCAGAAGAAGAGGAAGAATTTTAAATGAGCTCAAACTCTAATTTATACAACAAAATAGTACTGTCTGCACCAAAGCAAGAGAGTCCACTACCACCTAAAACATACAAAGGTTTTAGTTCAATTAGCCCCGACAGTGAAAACTTTAATCTGTTTGATCTTCAGTTAATTCGACAGGATTTAATCAATCATTTCCATGTTAGACAAGGTGAGAGATTGATGAATCCTAGATTTGGAACAATCATATGGGACGTATTATTTGAGCCGTTAACTGAAGAATTAAAGCAATTAATCACATCCAATGTAACAGACATAGTAAATTTTGATCCCCGCATTGTAGCTGATAATGTTGTAGTAAGTCAATACGAAAGCGGCATTCAAATTGAATGTCAACTAACATACCTGCCCTACAACGTGGCGCAAGGCATGCGATTAAGATTTGATCAAGAGAACGGCCTGCTGGCTGAATAACTACCCTGATAATTTTAACCAATAAATACAAGATATAGGATAAATCATGAGTGCAACAGATAGACAAAATAGACTTCTTGTAGCAGAAGACTGGAAGAA